GTATCAGCCAGGTAAATCTTTGCTTGTGATGAATACCTTTGTTCCTGCCACACCAAAAGCAAACTTGAGACAGAGAGTTGGATATTTTGGTGCTGACAATGGAATGTATTTTGAGATTAATGGAACAACACCTTACTTTGTGGAAAGGAGTTTATCCACTGGAACTCAAACAGAAGTAGCACAAGCAAATTGGAATGGTGATAAGTTAAATGGTACTGGTCCGTCTGGTCTCACATTAGATATTACCAAAGCACAAATTATTTGGATGGATATTGAATGGTTGGGTCTTGGTACTGTAAGAATGGGATTTGTAATAAACGGACAGTTTATCCTCTGCCATTCATTCCACCACGCAAACTTAATCACTTCAACTTATATTACAACAGCATCACTTCCTTTGAGATATGAGCTTACTAATACTGGTGCTACAAGTGGTAGTAGCACATTAAAACAAGTTTGTTCTACCGTGATTTCAGAAGGTGGTTATGAACTTCGTGGAATACAGCAGGCAGCAGGAATACCAATCACCACACCAAGAACTCTTACAACTGCTGGGACTTTTTATCCTATAGTTAGTTTGAGATTGAAAACTACTGCTTTGGATGCAATTGTAATTATGACTGCACTTTCTCTTATGGGAATTGGTAATGGAATTAATTATAATTGGCAGGTAAAAGCATCTGGAACTACTACTGGTGGAAGTTGGGTGAGTGCTGGTGCTGATAGTGCTGTTGAATATAACCTCACAGGAACTTCTTATGCTGGTGGAAGAATACTTGCGAGTGGATTTTTAAACTCATCAAATCAAGGTTCTCCATCAATTGATATTCTAAAAGAAGCACTATTCAAGTTTCAGTTAGAAAGAAATAGTTTGACTTCTACACCTTTTGAACTCACACTTCTTGCTACTGCTGCAACTAATGGTGAGCAGATTTTTGCTTCAATGGACTGGGAGGAAATTAGCAGATGAAAAAGAGAGTTCCCACAGAGCAAGAGATTGTTAAGAAGCATGGTGTTTCACTTGACTATGTTACTCGTCAAGCAGAGATTGGTTCTACTGTAGAGCGAGAGCATGTCACTACACACGAAGAAGCATATGGTATTGCTCTCCAGCATTTAGATGAATTCCCAGATTACTATACTCACTTACTTAAGATGGAAAAAGAACTAAAAGCAAAGCACAAGAAAAAATCTTTCAAGCAGATGAGAGAAGATTTCAAATCTCGTTTGAGTGAGAGTCATATTGCTATCGCTATGGGAAAGGAGATGGATGATGAAGGTAATATGGTTTTAAGTCAATTAGACCAACTTGAAATGCATTGTAAAAGATTGAGAGAGGTTGTCAAATCTCCAACTATGCAAGTTCCCGCTTGGGTACAATCTAAGGTAACTTTAGCAACTGACTATATGGATGCAGCGGCAAACTATATGTCAAGTAAGAATGAAGAAGTAGTTTATGAAGAGAAGGAGAAAGAAGAAAAAAAGTTTTGTAAGCTCTGTCAAAAACCAGAAACGCAGAAGGAATGTTCTTATGGACCTAAGGCATGGGAAAGATTCTCAGTACCAATTCCTTCAGTAAAAAAATAATATTCTACACTTAACACATCTTAAGTAACATATGTAACAGAATGAACATTGTATAATAAATAATATACTGTTCATTTTTTTACTTATGGATACCAAAACTTGTCCCAAGTGCCAAGCAACTTGGATAGATGGTCAACATTACTGGACAGGAACAAATAAGAAAGGTAATGAGACCGAATTAGCTTCACTTGTGTGCGACAAGTTTGGAGATGATACATGCATCAATCCATGTAAAGGAACAACCGATGGTAAAGGTTGGGAAAATAGGTTAAATAATATGGATGCTATTGATAAAGATATAAAGAGGACTTTGAATGAGTAGTGGTGATCAGATTTATTTGGGCAACCCGCTTTTAAAAAAAGCAAACGTTGCCCATGATTGGACTAAAGAAGAAATTCAAGAATACTTAAAGTGCAAAGAAGATCCTGTTTACTTTGCAGTTAATTATGTAAAAATCGTTTCGGTTGATGAAGGTCTTGTTCCTTTTGAGATGTACGATTTCCAGAAGGATCTTGTCAGAAAATTTCACGAAAACAGATTTAATATTGCAAAGTTACCAAGACAGACAGGAAAATCAACAACTGTGGTTTCCTATCTGCTTCACTATGCTTTGTTTAATGACAGTGCCAATATTGGTATTCTGGCAAACAAGGCATCAACTGCCAGAGACCTATTAGGAAGATTACAGACAGCATACGAGAATCTTCCTAAGTGGTTACAGCAGGGTGTGATTGCATGGAACAAAGGATCGATGGAACTGGAAAATGGTTCTAAGATCATGGCAGCTTCCACATCAGCATCTGCTGTCCGAGGAATGTCATTTAACATTATCTTCTTGGACGAATTTGCGTTCGTTCCAAACCACATTGCAGACGACTTCTTCTCGTCTGTATATCCTACTATTTCATCTGGTCAGAGAACCAAAGTTATTATTATTTCTACCCCATATGGTATGAACCACTTCTATAAGTTGTGGGTAGATGCACAAAATCAAAGAAACAATTATATCTGGTCCGAAGTTCACTGGTCTGAAGTTCCTGGTCGTGATGCTAAATGGAAAGAAGAAACGATCAAGAACACATCCGAGCGTCAGTTTACTCAGGAGTTTGAGTGCGAATTCTTAGGATCGGTTGATACTCTTATTGCTGCTTCTAAATTAAGATCATTGGTGTTTGACACTCCAATCAGTTCTAATAAAGGTTTAGACATTTATGAAAAACCCGCAGAAAAAGCAGAATATATTATCACTGCTGACGTAAGTAGAGGAATCGGCGGTGACTATTCTGCGTTTATTGTATTTGATATTACAACAGTTCCATATAAAATTGTTGCTAAGTATCGAAACAATGAAATTAAACCAATGCTTTTCCCCAACGTAATTAATGACGTTGCCAGAGCATATAACAATGCTTATGTACTATGCGAAGTAAATGATGTTGGTGATCAAGTAGCATCGATTCTTAACTATGATCTTGAGTATCCAAATGTTTTGATGTGTTCAATGCGTGGTCGTGCTGGACAAATTGTTGGGCAAGGATTCTCTGGAAACAAAACTCAACTTGGAGTCAAGATGAGTATCACCGTTAAAAAGATTGGTTGCGCCAACTTAAAACAAATTATTGAAGACGATAAGTTGTTGTTTAGAGATTACGAAATTATATCTGAGCTTACCACATTTATTCAGAAAAAGCAATCCTTCGAAGCAGACGAAGGTTATCATGATGACCTTGTTATGTGCTTAGTTATTTTTGCTTGGTTAGCAGTTCAAGATTACTTTAAAGAAATGACGGACAATGATGTTCGCCAAAGAATCTACGAAGAGCAAAAAAATCAAATCGAACAAGACATGTCTCCATTTGGATTCATAGTAACTGGTCTCGAAGGAGATGAAGGTTTTGTAGAAAGTGGATCACTGTGGGAATATGGAGATACTCAAGAAGATGTTTCTTATATGTGGAATTATTGATGGATATCGAAGATCAGTTTTCCTTAAATCATCTTCTGTTTAAAGAACGAAGATGTAGATCATGTGGAAAAATAAAAGATCTATTATCTGATTTTTACTTGACCCGCAAGGATCGACCAACTGCTCTTTCTGCTTATTCGTATGAATGTAAACATTGTACCATAGATAGAATAAAAAAGTCAAGAATCAACAAACCGAAGTTCTTTGAATGTGGATATCCTGACTGGTAGATGTTCATGCAATGTTTCCCCACTTGAAAGATACAAAATCCTAAATAATTTTAGATTAAAAATGAAATTTTTAAGAGGAGAAAAAAATGGCAAATCAGGTATCGCCTGGAATTGTTCTCAAAGAGCGTGACCTATCTAATGCTGTTGTTGTCGGAGCACAGCAAATTACTGCTGCTTATGCTTCAACTTTTCGTCAAGGACCTATTGGAAAAATTGTAAATATCAATTCCCAAAGAGAATTAATTAATATTTTTGGAACACCAACAGAAGCAAACGCGGAAGATTGGTTTGTTGCTTCTGAGTTCTTAAGCTACGGTGGAAGATTATCGGTTGTTCGTGCTCAAACTGGAGTTCTTAATGCTACTTCTGGAGTAGGAACTTTAATCAAGAGCAGCGAAGATTGGGATGCTGGTACTGGCAGTTCACTTAAGTTTGCTGCAAGAAGTGCTGGTAAGTGGGCAAACAATCTAAAAGTTGTTGTAGTTGATCGTGGTGCAGACCAATATGTTACCTTCTC